GTCTTGGGGGCCTCCGCACGTTTGAGAAGGCGAAAGGGGTGACTAAATGAGTTTCAAGCTCAGCCAGCGTAGCTTGAGTCGACTAGACCGCGTACACCCCGCGCTAGTGGCTGTGGTCAAGCGCGCTATTGAAGTAACCAAGATTGACTTTGGGGTCATACAGGGCGTCCGCACGCTAGAACAGCAAAAAGCTAACGTGGCGGCAGGACGCTCGCAAACGATGAACTCCAAGCACTTGCCGCAAGACGATGGCTATAGCCACGCTGTAGACCTGATGGCTTACGTCAATGGCGAAGGCTGTTGGGAGCTCAATGTCTACGATGAAATAGCAGATGCCATGAAGCAAGCCGCAAAGGAGGAGAACGTCTCCGTCAAGTGGGGTTGTGCATGGCAGATTAACGATATCCGTCAATGGGAAGGCACCATGGAAGAAGCCATGAACGCCTACATTGACCTCCGCCGCAGTCAGGGGCGCAGGCCGTTTTTAGATGGCCCACATTTTGAGTTGAGTTAAACTATGAACGACCTTTACTTTTATGAGAATATGCTTAAAAATATCAGGGAACGGAAGAAGTCGGTTGAGGAGGCGCTTTGTTTTGGCCCCGTAGCTGATTTCACCGCGTTCAAGGAACTAAGGGCGCGACTCTTAGAACTTGCTACAACTGAACAGGATCTTAAAGACCTGCTAAACAAGGTGTCAGACTCAGATGACTAAAACTCTGCTCGTACCAGACTATATCGCTAAACAGCGCGAAAAAGAAGCACAGGCCGAGGCCGCAACAGCCGTAGAAGCCGCCGCAAAAAAGAAAGAAGGTATCCTCGAACAAGCCTACGTTAAGGCAGAGGACCGTTACTTAGACCCCAGTAAACTCCCAGAAGCCGCAATTGACCGACTGCCCCAACCTACGGGCTGGCGGATTTTGTTGTTGCCGTTTCAGGGCCGTAAGCAAACGGATGGGGGCATTCTCCTGCCGAGCGAAACCCGTGAGCGTGAGCAAGTGGGTACTGTCTGCGGTTATGTATTGAGGGTCGGGCCGCTTGCCTACAAAGACCCTGACAAGTTTGGTCAAAATGCCGAGCCTTGGTGTAAGCAGGGCGATTGGGTAATTTTTGGCCGATACGCCGGAAGCCGTTTCAAGATCGAGGGTGGGGAAGTCCGGCTCCTCAATGACGATGAGGTTTTGGCCCGCGTCAGTAGCCCAGATGATATCTTGCACCTATAACCCATGGAGATAACCCATGCCTGAAGCAGAAAAGCAGGTACTTGACGACGAAGATAACTTCGAAGTTGAGGTAACCGAAGAAGAGGAACAAGAGCAGGAGTCCGGAGGCGATCAGTCCGAGGAACCCCGTGCCAGTGGTGATTCTGACGAACTCGCAGACTACAGCGAGGGCGTAAAGAAACGTATTAGCAAGCTGACCGCAAAAATGCGGGAAGCAGAGCGCCGTGAGCAAGCCGCGTTGCAGTATGCACAGTCAGTGCAAAAGCAACTTGAGGAAAGTTCGCGACGCACTAGCTCGTTGGACCAGTCCTTTGTCCAAGAGTTTGAAAACCGCGTGACGTTGCAAGAGCAACTCCTGCGCCGTGAGCTAAAGGATGCGATTGACCGTGGCGACATTGATCGTCAGGTTGAAGCCCAAAAGCAACTGGCTCAGATGGCTAGCCACAGCGAGCGGTTACAATACGTCAAGCAACAGCAGGCGTTAGCGGCACAGCAACGGCAAGCGGCACCGCAACAGATGCCCCAGCCGCAGGCTCAGCCGCAACAGCAACGCCGCCCTGACCCCAAGGCAGAACAGTGGGCAGAACGCAATGAATGGTTCGGCTCAGATGAGGCGATGACCATCACGGCATTTGCAATTCACAAGAACCTTGTGGAAAATGAGGGCTATGACCCTAACGGTGATGATTATTACCAAGAGCTTGACCGCCGCATTCGTGGGGAATTTCCCCACAAGTTCGGTCAAAAAGGTGGTGGTACCAATGGTCGGAGCGGTCCTGCGGTGGCAGGCGCGCAACGTGGTGGGACTCGTGGTGGGAAACAATCCATCAAACTCAGTCCTTCTCAGGTTGCAATTGCTCGGAAACTTGGTATAACTAATGAACAATACGCGAAGCAACTGCTCCGCATGCAACAGAATTCGTGAGGAAGGTCAAAATGACTGATAGAAGCCCACGCACTTCCCAGACAAGGGAAAAAGAAGTCCGCGCTAAACCGTGGCAACCCCCGTCTACACTGGACGCACCGCCCCCTCCGGAGGGATTCGTACATCGTTGGATTCGTGAATCTGTCATGGGTTACGACGACCGTAAGAACCTATCCGCTCGCCTACGCGAAGGCTTTGAACTTGTTCGCGCTGATGAGTATCCAGACTTTGAAGCACCCACCGTACAGGATGGTAAACATGCTGGCGTGATTGGTGTTGGTGGTCTGGTGCTAGCAAGATTCCCGTCAGAAACCCGTGAACAGCGCAACAGTCACTACCGTCAACAGACGCGTGACCAAATGACTGCTGTTGACAATGATCTGATGCGGGAACAACATCCGTCGATGCCGATCAGCAAGCCTGAACGGCAATCTCGTGTCACCTTCGGCGGTAAAGCCGGAGACAACTAAAGGATCTGAGCAATGGCAAACGTAGACGCCGCTTTCGGGCTTCGCCCGTACAAGATGCTCGGTGCAGGTGCTAACACCAATGGTGTTGTTTCCTACACGATCCAGACCAGCGCGACGGCGGGGACCTCCAGTGTAATCTATGAAGGTACTCCCGTCATTCCTCTCGCGAATGGTATGATCGATATTGTGGGTAACGCCAACGGTGGAACCGTACCTCTACTGGGCGCGTTCATCGGTTGTAACTATACCGACCTGAACGGAAAACCAACCTTTGCAAACAAGTGGCCTGGAACTGCGGCTGTAAAGTCCGGAACCGAGGCAACTGCACTGGTAGCCGCACATCCTGATCAGCTCTTCCTGATCAACTGTGATGCTGCCGCCGCAGACGCACTTGTCCACGCAAACGCCAACTTTGCAACGGCTACTTCTGGGGACGCAACGACTGGTAAGTCGTCTGCTGAGCTGGCAGTGTCCACTGCAGACACCACGAACACGCTTAACCTGCGTATCGTTGGGTTCGCGGATATCCCGAACAGCGATGATGCAACGGTGGCTGGTCGTTTGGCGATTGTCCAACTCAACAACCACTTCTACCGTTACAATGCGAACGGTACGGGTGCTGGTGTATAAGGAGATAGGAAATGGCTATTACTCGCTCCCAGCTCCTTAAAGAACTAGAGCCCGGACTCAACGCTCTGTTCGGTATGGAGTACGATCGGTATGACAATGAGCATGCCGAAATCTTTGAAACCGAAACTTCAGATCGCGCATTTGAAGAAGAGGTGATGCTGGCAGGCTTCGGCCAAGCACCTGTTAAGGGTGAAGGCGCGGCAGTTTCTTACGATTCTGCTAACGAGGCGTACACTGCTCGCTATACGCACGAGACTATTGCTCTGGCGTTCGCGATCACCGAGGAAGCCGTTGAGGATAACCTCTACGACCGCCTCAGCTCGCGTTACACCCGTGCATTGGCTCGCTCGATGGCGAATACCAAGCAGGTCAAGGCGGCGTCTGTGCTGAACAATGCGTTCGACAGCAACTTCGCGATCGGCGACGGTAAAGAGCTTTGCGCTACCGACCACCCCACTGTGGGCGGCGGTAACTTCCGCAACGAGCTCAGCACTGCGGCAGACCTCAACGAAACGTCCTTGGAGCAAGCGTTGATTGACATCGCGGCCTTCATCGACGAGCGTGGCCTGAAAATCGCTCTGCAGGGTCGTAAGCTCATCATCCCGCCCCAGCTTCAGTTTGTTGCTGAGCGCCTGATGGCTTCCAACCTGCGTCCGTCCACTGCGGATAACGATATCAACGCTCTCCGCAACATGGGTATGCTTCCTGACGGTTATGTGGTCAACCACTTCCTGACCGATCCGGATGCGTTCTTCATCAAGACTGACGCACCCAACGGCTTTAAGCACTTCGTGCGTAGCCCCATCAAAACGTCTATGGAAGGCGACTTTGAAACGGGTAACGTCCGCTACAAAGCCCGCGAGCGGTATTCGTTCGGCGTGTCCGATCCTCGTTGCGTGTTCGGTTCTCCGGGCGCTTAATAGGATTGTTTCACGTGAAACGATAC